TCTTATCATCTTCAATGAATCCATGAGTGGTTGCTAATATTCTACAATCGGCATAACCTAACCCATTCATATGATTTTTATGAATACCAACTTTAGTTCTAACCGCAAAATTAACTTTACGACCTTGATTGGTAGCATTTAATTTAGAGACTCCTGCACTTTTTTGATTTCCAAATAAGAAAACCAATGCACAAGATAAATAAATGGATTGTCCCCCTTTAGGTTGAATTCTAGGTTGACTAAAAGGATTATCAGGTAACTCAACCCATGGTTGGTTAACAAACACCATAGTATTAGTATATGGTGCACTCTCTTTACGAGATGATGTAATCCTTTGTGCCATTCCCATTCCCCATTTTTCTGATATGGTTCTAGCAGTATGTTGATTACCACCTTTACCATCAAAACTCATTTTACATGGTATAGTACCAATTGAATCCCAAAGGAAAACTATATCATGAGGTATATCTCCTTTCTTTTGAGCATCTAATATTTCCGTTACATATTCAAAAGATTGTTCGATATAGTCAAAACCTAATTTATAAAGTAAAAATCCGTCCCAGAATGCTTCGATCTCTCCAGTTTCTTCATTTACCTCTTCAATGTATTCAGTTTGAAATCCCATTTGTTTGGCGAATTCAAAACTAAATTTTTGTTCAGTTATAATGAAAACTGGTAGTATTCCTTTCTTTTGTGCATCTACTGCGGTTTGAATTAATGCGGTGGTTTTACCGGTATCTGAATGACCCAAAAACATATTTATTTGGCCCATCGCAGGTCCGGGAATCCCAGTTGCTTTTTGGAAAGCTTCCCCTAGATCAAAGTATTTTTGTTCTTTATACTTATCACTAGAAGAAAATCGTTTCCGAATACTAGAAAAATCAGTTGATTTTTTCTTAAGGGGTTTTTTTGCCATCATATTATCTTAGAAAGGTAAATCATCAGATGTATCATCATCAAGATCTTCTACTAATACACCTTCATTTTTTTCTTCTGTTGTTCCATTTGTAGGTGTGGTAGTATTATCTCTTAAGAAGTTAATTTCTTCTTCTAATGAAGCAGTTTCCGATTCTTCTTTTTCTTCTTCTGCAACATATTTAGACAATCCTGAATCCCAAATTGGGGTCATATTTTTAGCTACAATTTCTAAATATTCAAGTGGTTTTTTGGCATAAACATCTTTATATGTTTCTTCATTATTAAACCACTCATTAGCATCATTCTTATCTTCAGTAAGAATTTTTACATCGTCAGCCATTATAGAAGTTACAACACTCCATCCTTTGTCATTACGATTGGTGGTTATAATAATATCTCTTCCCTCTCTAGCATCAGTGATATCCCCTTTAAGTTTAAAGATAGGCATTAATTTATCTTGTACACCATCTCCAGTATATTTGTGTTTATATCTCCAGAATTTTACTCCATGATCTTCGTTATCTCTATCGATACCTTTAACCACATAATATTTTCTAGGACTATAATCACGTGCCATATCCTTAGCTTTCTTACTACCTTCCATTAATAACGCTTCTCTAGCTTCACATAAAGGACAATGATCACCACTATTTAATTTAGGGCAATATAATTTTTCATATTTACCATTAACTTGTCTCTCATGGAAATACGCCTCATCAAATGGAGAACTTCCGTCTTTACCTGGTAATATCCTAAAAGTGCGGGTGGCATTTTTAACTCCTTTTTGGAGTTTTTCAGTAAAATACTTTTTCAACCTTTCCTCATTGGAAATCTTTGGTTTTGAACTATTGTTGTCACTATTTTTTTCGTATTGTGACAAAATTGAATCTAAACTACTTTTACTCATTTTTTCTTTTTTTAATTTGTTTATAATAATGTTTTATTGGTTAAATATACGCTACTTTTTTGGAAAAGTCAATGTATAAAAAAACCTATAATGAATAAATTTAAACATTATAGGTCAATTTGTCAAATATAATTAAATCTTTATTTAATTTTCTGTTTCATCATCTGAATCATAGTCAAATGATTGTTGTATTTCTGTCTTACTGTAATCATTTACATCTCGTGTGGTGATTACATATTCTTCTTCGTCTTGGGTGCCTCCAACATCATATCCTTCTTTATCGGCCCAAAAGTCAGTTAAAGATACACTATAAGGAAAAGAATCCATAGATCTCATTTCTAATTGTTCTACTGGGGTTGGGTTTCTTACCTCAATTTCTTTTTCTAATCCATCTATTTTATCAATTACTTTATCCATCCCACTTACTTGTCCTTCTAGTTCTCCAAATTTTCCTAAAAGTTCATCCATTTTAGAAGTTAAGGTATCAATTTCTCCTCTTGTTTCTTCAGCTTTATCAACTATATCACTTACATCTACTTCTACTGTTTCTTCACCTCCTTCTTCAGTTGCAAATTCATCTTCTACTTCCATTCCACTTTCATCTGCAAATGGATCAGTTTCTACAGTTTCAGATTCTTCTCCCTCTACATCCATATCTACTATTTCTTCATCACCAAAAGTATCCTCCTCTTCTGTTTCTTCTTCAATACCTACTGGATCTTGTTCGTTTAATTCCGCAGCACCAAGTAAAAGATCTTCTACTTCCTCATCAGGATTACCTATAGTATCTTCCATATAAAATGTATATTCCAACAATTCCATATGTCTTTTAAGTTCTTCTTTTAATAAATTATCTTTACTCATTTTAATTACATTAACAATTGTCTACCATCAGTAGTTTTATAAACTTTATTTACTCTTTCAACAATTTCTTTTCCATCATTGATAAAACATTCTTCCCCTACACATTCCTTCTCTTCTGTTTCACCTAAGAATTCATCCAAAGTATTTTCTAAATTCTTTTTTTGTTTTGTGGGTTCTTTGTTTTCCTTTTTATTATCCATATCAATGTCTTTAATTATAAATATTCACTTATTCAGAAAAAATACGATTAATGTCCATTATTATTAAATTTCCATTTTTAACTATTAACATCTTCCCTTGATGATTATCCCAATTAATTTCATGTTCTTTATAATTTATATTACCCTTGTCTAATCCTACTTCCGATTCTATTAACTTATTTAAAGCATTAATAGTATACAAACAATCTCCTTTTTTATGTATAATTATGGTTGTCGGGAAAAATGTTTTGGTATTAATTTTTTTCCCTTCTTTCAAATATACTCTGAAAGTTAAAATCTGTTTATCTTCTTCATCACTTGCGGTATAACTGAATATTCTATCTTGAGGAATTTTAAATCGTTTATATAAATAATTCTTAAAACTATCTACTTTATCATTCAGAACAAAAGAGGCTAGTGTGATTATCTTCATTGCGTTCTCCATATCTATAAATGTAAGGTATCAATTTATCATTTTTATCTATATTTTTTATGATACACATACATTTATTAAATATTTCATTTCTTATAAAAATACTATTAGGTAACTTGGTTAAGCGAGTAATGATTTTGTCTTTTTCAACACCAATAAACTCCGCAATGTTTAAATCTAAACCAAAAACAATGTTTTCATCGTAAATATATAACATATTAGTATTTGAAATATATAATAAAATGTTATTAAAACTTTTAATTTTAGTTATAATTTTTTTGATCGTGATTTTTTTATGGTATAAAATATCAATATACACATATTTTAAATCCTTACCTATATTACTATAACAGAGTGTTTTAAATGATTTTAAATCTTGTTCTAAATCTACTTTTCTTTCTTTGGAATTAAATGTCCACCATTTATCTTCTTCTATTTTTTTATGTAAAATTGAGGTATCATTAAATAAAGTTTTAGTGATTTGCCACCCAATAATAAGGGTAGGTAAAGTAGATATACATTTATCTAAGGAATCTACTATATTAAAATTTTCTTCTTTTATTTCTTCTGTTGTAACTATATTTCCTATAAACATAATTACAAATATAAACATTTTTTTTGTAAAAGTTAATACCTACGGTCTATCATATGATATTAAAAACTCTTTTTTCTTATTAACAAATAAATTTAAAATGGAATCAAATTTTTCAAAGGAGGATTGTGGGTCTTTAATATTTGGTTGGGATAGTTGTACTGTTTTCATAAAAGTACAACTATCCCCCTGTTCTTTGGCATATTGGTTTGGTGTTTTACCATTTGCATCCTTTTTTATAGACCACGTATATAACGCTACCTTAAAGGCCGCAATAGGATCATCTTTAATAACATCGGGATCTTTTTTATACGTCCCACCAGCCGCTTTTATATATTCCGTCTTTCCTACAATAGGTAGATATCCCCTGTTTCTATATCTATAAGAATCTCCTATATCTGTATTACCTAATTTTTTAAAGTTTGCATCATCTACATCGTCATCATTGGGGTTATAAACTTTATTTTGGGGTGAACCATTAATAATAAATTCACCAAAGTTATTTTCATCATAATACAGGATTTCACTAGTGTCCCCCGAATATACAAGGGAATCATCGAGTTTCTCTGCCGATAAGTTGACCGCTTGTGCCGTATCTTTTAAATTATCTGAATAAGATAATAGATTAGCCAAAAACATACTCACTTGACTATTATTTACTATCTCATTCTCCGCATCAGTCATTAGGGCAGTCATAATCTCCACACTGGGCCTATTATCTTCCGGTACCCCTAATAGGGTTAAATTTTCGTCTGTTAAATTTTCCTTATATAAGAAAGGTTCTTTCTCAATATCCTTTTGGACCCCAACACTATATATAGGGCTGGAAGTATCATTATTAGTAAATATAACTTCTCCATCATCTAAATCTTCTTTTAAATCAATATTAAGATAGGTAGTAGGATCACTTACATAACTATTAATAAATTTAGATTGTCGTAATCCTGTAAAATTAGTTGTCATATGATTGGGGGTAATATTATGACTAACATTAGTAATTAGATATGCCCCATGAAAAAATGGAACATTTTGTAAATCAAAATACATTAATGGTTGGATGTTCATACACCCAATGGCGTCTACTTTACATGTATAAGAACGAGTTTTAAAAAGTTTTAATAAATCACTACCCTGATATGCTTGATTTGTCCCCCCTCTTTTATCTATTACATCTGCCAATGTTTGGAAATACTCTGCCGTTTCTCTATGTTCTTGTTGGTTTAAAGAAACATTTTTAAACATTGTTTGGTTCTGAGCACCAAACCCTACTTTAAAAGCAACTAAACTATTATCGGAATTAAAATCTGCAGGAATTTGTTTATCCCCGAAAGCAAAACCATCGTTAGGGTAACTATATGTAGTATTTTCCCCAATATCTAAAACTTCTGAGTTTCCTCCTGCAAATATACAGACATAGGCAGGTCCTCGTGATCTATTTTTATCACTTATATTTGGTATTGGAGTAAATATATCGGCAACTTCATTAGGGTCTTTGTAATTTATATAGGTAGGTAATATTTGTAGTAAAAAATTACTGTCTCTTAATAATTTAGAAATAAAGAAATATATATTACTATTTAAATCATTAGATAAACCTAATACACTATTTAAATTTAATACTGCCTTATCACCAATATCAGACCATCCCCTATCTATAAATTTAAAATAATCAAATAATTGGTTACTAGCCCCACATACTTGACTCTCCTTACCTTTATCTGCCACCCATTTATTATTTATATTTTTAAAATAATTATAAATTTGTAATTTGGCTTGGGTTTCAGTCTTATTAGAATTTGTCTTTTGTTCTTCAGTGTCCGTTTTCTCCCCTTTATCATTTTTAGTTAAGTCAAAGGCTTGTTTAAAGGTTTTAAAATATTTTAATATGTCATCTTTATCTAATGTATATTTGGAATCATAAATATAATTAACATTACTACCTAGATTTGATCTGGGCTGGGTGAAAATATGAGGGGCAGTAAATACCGCATTAATAGTCTTTTGTAATTTTCTTACTATATATGATGCCGCATTATTTTTTTGTTGGTTGGTTATATTTAAATCTGCACTTTTATATAATTTAACATTATTTTCGAATTCTAAAAAACCATTAGATCTCTCAACCCAATTATTAAATTTTCGGCGTAATACTTTTTTTGTTTCCCAAGGAAGTAAGGTTAATGATTCTTCTAATTCAAAGTCAGTGTGTGTTTTCCATAATGCACCTATTTTATTAATGTATTGGGTAGGTGGTGAATATAAGTCATTGGGAATGTATTGGTATACATATTCTATATCATATCTTTCTACCAACGCCCCTATGAAATATAAATAATATTCCGGTATCACCATTACCCTAGCAGCGGCATTTTGTGTTTTTAATACATCAACTACTTTGTTAAACTTATCAAAGGGAAATGTAGAGAGTAATAATAAAGCCCTTGTTTTTTTATTTAATGGTGGATACCAAGATTGATCGGTTAATGTGGTAATAGGGTAAGTTTGTCCATTTGCACCAACATTAGGGTTTAAAACATTTATATATGCACCATCAGTTTGTGTTCCACCCGTTATATCAATATCATAAATGTTATTTATTTTATAGTTGGTATTTTTTTTGTCTCCCTCATTTAATTTTTTACCAACATCATTTAACCATATATGATTAAAAAGTTTATTAGTTAAATTATTATTATAATATTTACCACTCCAATATTTCTGGTCATTTTGATTATATTTTATAATTTCACCATAATTGTCATTGGTTTTTATCTCTCCCCATAATGTCTTACTATTACCTACTATTTTTGAGGTTATTTTATTATCTATAATAAGGTAATCCGATGCTGGTATGATAGGATCCTTCATTTCACCTAAATTGTTAACTACATTACTTGTTAAAGTATTCTTAATGGCATCACGTATAAGTTTTACAAATATAGTTTTGTTAGCATTAATACCATCTAATTGTCCATATACCTCAAAAGCATTCAAGTTTCCTACACCCGTAAAATTAGAATAATTTTTAATCATACTAACCCTATTCAGAATAGTGCTACTTAATCCTGATAATATAGTAGGCATGTCATTTTCTTGATTAATTATTAAAAAAGGATTTTCATCATAATCATAAGGATTAATTGGAAACCAATTATCAGTATCTTTACCAGTGAATCCTGCAGTTGCTTTAGTAATTTGGTTTAATACCTTTCGTCTAAGAGTTAATTGGTTATATACATCTTCTACAAAAGTAACTTCAGGAAATAATACATTATTTAAGGCTTCCTCTCCCAAGTATACTTCTTCTGCACCTTCGTCATCCCATTGTTGGTAAACGGTGGGCCACATAAAGTCATTAAACTTTTGTGGGATATCACTGTTATCATAAGTTTGTTCAATAAACTCTTTACGATCTTCAGCAGTAGTAGGGTTTTTAACATCATTTCTTAACCCTTGGATTGTTAGTAACATGGCATCGGTATTATTACAGATTATTCTAAATATATTACCTATAGTTGGGTTTATACCTAATCTCTCTTTAACTTCTTTATTAAGTTCTGTTTGTATATCTTTTCTAACATCTACTAACGATTTATTTATTACTTGTATTGTATTTTCTATTTGGGACCGTATTTCCCTTAAATCAAATGTATAAACATTATTACTTAAACTCATTTGTTGTTTATATCTCTTTCTCTCCGCATCTGTAGAAAAGTATTTTTGGGGTGCAAAATTAATATTAACATCCAAATCCTCTGCAGGTGGTGGTGCTAAGTTTAAGATACCACCCTCAACCTCAAATTTACCAAATACATCCTCCAACTTTTTTGGTTTCCCTTTATTGTCCCACCCTTGATATAAAAAATCTTTATAATTAAAATCAGTATTATCATCCCCTAATTTAAAAGAATCTAATAAGGATTGTTGATCTTCGGAGGATATTTTTCCTTTTGAAAGTGTACTGAATTTTTTACTGTTAGTAACTAAATATGATTGATAATCCTTAGCTATATCTTCAAAAGTTTTAAAATACTCCTTCATATCTCCTATTCTAATAGCATTAACTAGTATAAAATCTCTTATGGATAGGTAATCCGAACCAATCTTTAAAGAATTATCATTGATAGATGAAGTATTAACTACATTACTTTTATTGGGTATTTCTAAATAAGAAGGATCAACTTCTCCTTCTTTTTCTAACTTTTCTATTGTTGTTGTTTTACGAAGTGGTGACCCAACAAATGATTTAAATGTCTTTAGTTTCGATACCAACTCATTTAACCCTCTTAATGTTTCTACATTATCATTTTCATCCTTAACATCTTCAAACGCTAACTGTAATCTACTAATTTGGATAAATAAATCATCAATTTTTCTTATTCTTTCAGGTATTGGTTCTAATGTATTTTCCTTTTTAAGTTTTTCCGCCTCTAGTTTTGCCTGTTGTTGTTGATCATCATATATTTTATTTAAATTATTCAATCCGGCGGGCGTATTAACCACACCTATTATATTACCTAACACCATATCCGCAAGAAATGCTTGTTGAAACCCTACAAAATTAGCGGATATATCAAAATTTCCGGTACTACCATCAAAATTAGATGTCCAATTAATCATATGTAAACAATAATCTACTGTTTTACCAAAATATCCTTTAACTGATAACTTAAATATTGGATAAGGCATTTTAAAAAATATACTATAAGGAGATTTTCTATTATCGTTATCTATAACATCAAAAAGAGACGCTCCTCGCACATCGGTAAAAGTTATGTCTACTCTGGGCACTAAACTAGCGTCATATTTTATATCAATATTTTTAATACCAAATCCTTCTAAAACACCTTGACTCTGAGCATCTACAGTACCACCTATTTTACTATAATTTGTTGTCGCATAAGTTTTTTGATTACCTTCATCATTAGTAATAATTTCTCCTTCCGCATTATAATTAACTTGTGTGGCGATAAAATTTATTTCACCTGATGTTTCTACTAAATCACTTCTATTTCTTTCATATGCCGCAAATTTAACATAAATAAACATATCTTCAGGTGGGTGGATTCCCATTCCTGGTGGATTAGGATCACCCAAAAAAATATTGGATCCTACAATTTCTACTTTAGGATTATTAGATGAATTTATGGCCATAAAACTTATTTACTATCCCCATATAACCTTTCGTATTCGTTTACACCTTCAATATATTGTTGTAAACTATCTCTAAAAGGAAACGGTATTCTTATTATTTCATTATCAGGTATATTTTCTTCTACACCACCATATTGTGGATTTGCTAACATTATTAACCAACCATGATATGGGTTATCATAATATTGTTGACTTAATTTATCCATTCTTGTGCGTTGAGCATGATAAACCACAGTCTTATCACTCTGTTTTGGTTTTATCTTAATAAATGGTATCATTTTATATCCACCATCTACTTTAAACCTTTGATATCTATCGTAATATTCTTGTCCCATAATATTCTATTTAAGGTTTTTAATCCTTTTTACATGCCCCAGAAGATAATCCCTCCTTACAATAAGTAAATAATGAGGGTTGTCGTGATCCATCTTTATCTATTTCATAATAAGCGGTAGCCTGAACCCTATTAGGTTTACTTTCTAATTTTGTAATTTTATCTTCCCATTTTTTAATCTTATCTTCATTATCTGCAATTTTTCCTAAATTAGTTGTAACATTAGTAGCCGAGGTACCTGTTACTTCATCTAAATAAGTTTTATTTAGATCTTCTGCAGTAGAGATTTTCTCATTATAATCATCAATTTCATCTTGATTTTTTATGAACTTATTAATCAATCCACTAATATCATATGCTTTTGATTTACCTTGATGACTGGTGTTAACAATTTCTTTATAACCATTATTTGTTTCTTTACTAATAACTACTTTAACAGGAGTTTCTCCAGAAGTCGCATTCACAATAATTTGTGTAGGGTTAGATGTAATATTTACACCACCATTATTAGGTTGGTTGGTATTATTACCTACCTTTTTACTATCTTCTCCTTGTAATGTTTTACCTTCTTGTTTTAAAGAATTAGTTAATTCTATTAGTCCCTTTGGACCTAACGCATTCCCTTTCATTTGATCTAATGAAACTCCAGGTTGTATAGTCCCTTTGGATTTGTCTACAGAATCCGAGCGAGCATCATACATTTCAGTATTAGCATAATAGTTAAAGGATAAGGCATTTTGTAATCGATTAAGTGGACTGATCAATGATTGACCTCCAATAATATCTAAAGACATTGTAACATCCGCCATCATAGGTTGTACCCCTATTCCTGATGGGTTCATATCCCATTGGATACCTGTACCCGATTCATAAGTAATATTAAGACTATTAATTACTACCTTAGTATTAAAAAAGTCCCCTATTCTTAATATACAAATTGGGGGTCTACCGAATGCTAGATTTTGTGGTTGTACAGTATCTCTATCATCATATATACTTGGTCCTTGTCTCATACACTGTTGTAAAAAAGTTAAACGAGTGTTTAACCCTTCAGGTGTCATAGAGTGAAACCCAGGATGAAAGTATTTAATTTTTTCTGATATCGTTTGGAAATAAGTTGGGAAATTAGCATCAACAAATTCAAAATAACCATTTTCGTCAATTATTAAACTATCAATTAATTGTGCTTCTTGAGGATAAAAGGCTAAATCTCCTAATTCTTGATTTTTATGTTCAACATCATCTCCTGCAAGTGCATTATTTTCTGCTACCACACTAACCCTTCTATTATTATTATCTGTAGAAAGAGAATCTCCATTTGCTTTTATATTTTTAGAGAAATCTCCACTTTTAATACCTGCACCATCTAACCCTTCTTTAATTTTATCCCATATTGTATTAGCTCTTTTTCTACTTAGACTTTTAGGATTACTTTCATCTGTACCAGCAAATCCTTCTATAGTGAATTTAACCTTGTCGCCATCACCTTTTAATATTTCTGTTGTTTTACTTATTATGGGGTTTATTGACCCAGTAATAAAATCCTCCCATTCATCCTCATCAAATGTAAATTCATATGTAGAGACATTTGATGTAGTATTACTCGCCTTTTGTAATTTTGCTTGGTTATATTTTTTTGTGATTTCATCTTTTTGGGATTGACTTACACTTGTATTTTTATCCAAATACTCTAAAAATTCTGTAGGGGTTATACAACCAGCAAAGAATTTTTCAATAGCATCTGTTCTTTTCCCTCTATAACCATTTATAACTCGTGGGTGATCCACCAATACTTTAAATCGTAATTGACCACTTCGGGTGGCATTATTATATGTAAAAACAGGCTCTCCTCTTCCAATAAAATCACTTTTTGTCCAATTTGCCCCTACATTTTCATCAAAAGATAAGGCATAAGGGGGAAACCACATTATTCTTCCTTTATTACCACTCAATAAGTCACCAGGACCAATTTCACATAAAGGTAAATCGGCTAAGTTATCTGTCCACGCTAAATTTTCCAATGAAAACATAAATTTCTTAAATGTTGTTATAGAATCTTCTTTAGTGGGATGTGTTTTAACAAATCCATTATTATTTAATACGCTCAAAGATGCTTTTTCATTAGTAACAGAAAATCCAGGTACTGTAGGATCGGGAGAAGAAAATAATCCAGTATTTCTTATTGCATTCAGATAATTGTAATTATCATTTACTGTCCATACTCTACAAAAATTACCATTTGCTTCTGCCTCAATTATACTTAAAGAACTTATTGCACTTCCTCTACTAATTAGTTTATCTTCAGTTTTATCTTTAAAATATTTTTTAGTTTGATTAATCCATACTCCATCAGGATGTTCATCAACTAACCTTTGCGTTTTATATAAAAGTGTCTTTTCATTAAAATTGGATTGGTCACCAGTGTTCCAGAAGAAATTTTCATCAATAGAAGTGGTTTTAAGTGTGTCTGGTGCATCGGAACCATCCGCCCCATTAAACTCTTCACTTTGGAAAACTTGTGTTATGGTAGCTCCTCTATTTGTACTTCTTTCACTTCCTATATAATATCTACTATTAGTTCCTTCTTCGGATGTACCTATCATTCGTCTATCAGTATACGCAGGTACAAATAAATTTTGGTTTAGAGAATTTAATAAAAATCCCACTTGTTGATCACTTGTTTTTGACAACAAACTATTAACCCTTCCTTCGGTGGAAAGAGAAGGATTTGTATTATTTCCTAATTCATTATTAACTTTTTGTAGTTGTGACGCAATTTTATTATCCTTACTATTAGAATTGTATTCTTGCCAACCGACTGCATCATTGGGTAAGGTATTAAAAAATGCCTGATTTTGTTGCATTCTATTAGTAAATTCTTCTACCCCATATAATCCCGGTGTAATGGAATCTGTTTGGTCGGTTTCTACTTGTGCAATCTTATTGGTTACTCCTATTTGTAACTCTTCTCCACCCACTAATCCTAATGAAGTTTCTTGGTTAAGAGTTAAATTTTGGTAGACATCAATAACATCATAAGGATTGCCTACACCTTTTTTATCTCCAGTATTTATTAATTCAAAATTTTCAGGAATATATTGAGTAGGATATGGACCTTTATCTTTTGCGGATGCCCATTGAGGGTTTGGAGGAATAGGATTTAAATAATTTGTAAACCCTATCACCCCGTAATTGTCGTTAAGTGGAGCAAACAAATTATTATTTACGTTTTGAGTATCTCTATAAAATTCTCCTAAAGGAAATAATTTTTTGTCTTCGTCATAATGAATAGGAATGTTCTCATCTTGTTCACCCCATATAGGAACCCCTATAATTCTACCAATGTCTTGTAAATAAGTTGTTAATCCTGCCTGTGTTAAAGTATCATTTACTGGTGGTGGAAGATTCCTCCCCAATAACATATTTCTATAATCTTCAGTGCTATATGGTCCGTATCCTGCGAGAGTGTCACTATAATCTAAAATTCCTGGCATATTTATACTTTATATATAAATATTTAAACAGTAAATTTCAGGAATATTATTATGAACTTTATTATAACAAGATAATTTATTATATTTGTTCTTGTTATTTTTTTAATTATTTAAGTTATTTTTGAACCGTTTATAGTTGGTCCTTATAATAGTACAAAAAATATTTTTCAAAGTAAAGGTCAGAAATAAAAAATTAAACAGTACCTGTCATTTTTTCTCTATTACTCGTGGCAATACCAGCACCCCCATTTAATTGTTTCATAATCATTGGCATTAATTGTTGTGCGGTAACACTACCTATAGGTTGACCATCAGTAGATTTAACAGTAATTTCCCCATTTACATTAACAGTGGAACTACCTCCTCCAGAAGACGACTTATTAACTGAAGGTAAAGAATTACCCATTAAATTAGTACCTGCAACAAATGCACCATCTTTTCCCATATAAGAATCTTCTTGATCTAATTTAAAAGAACCTTTTGGTCCCATTACATAAGTGCCATCATTACCATTTATTCTTATATCAGGTGCCGGAGTAAACCCACCTGTAAAAATATTAACGTCATCAGCGGAGGTATTTAAGGTGCTGATGTCCATATTACCTGCCGCTGCCGATTTATTAATAGCGTTAGTCATATTACCAAATACAACTTTTAATTCTTCTTCTATAAACCCTTCTGTTTGACCATCCTTCCCGATAAATGCATCACGTAAACTTTCTCTTAACCCACCCTTACCAAAAGAATCCGATAGTGCGGTGAACATTTTATTACTTTCAACTTTATATGTATCTAATGTTTGGCCTAGAAATGCTTCCATTGTAACATTATATACATCCATCTCACCAGCAAAACCAAACTGTTGAGATTCATTTATATTCGCCACTTTTTCAGTAAAAGTTTGGGTATACATAGCGATTTCTCTTAAATAATCTGTATCGGTTTTATCGGCGTGTTCTTTTTCTTGATCAATTATTAATTTCGCCTGTTCAGCAGTTAAGTCATCAATAGATTTAGTAAATGTATCGGAACCATCAGCAAAATCTACAACCCATTTACCATCTTTCATTCGTGCCATTCCTGCAATTCCTTCTCTCATATCATCATCTAAGATATTACCAGAAACATTCATTTTAATAGATTTGATTTTAGAAGCTTGACGGGTCATTTC